GACATGCCGCCCGTTCTCGTCTCCGACGACGTACTCGCTTTCGTCGAGTATGTCGACGCGACCCTGGTGGTTGTCACGCAAGGAAAACGCTACCGCATCTTAGAGTTTCTAAGAAGCCGTATGCTTCCCCCGGAAGTGAGCCCTATCTTGACGCCCTTAGCCGATATTTTGGCTATGGTAGTGTTCGAGTGAGGTCCACTTACGCGAATCGTTTGGAGTTTGTACCTAAGAACTGGAAGACCGACCGTACTATCGCTTGCGAACCTGAGGGGAATGTATTCCTTCAGTTAGCCTTTGATAAGTACGTAAAGCGTCGGCTTCGGAAGATTAAAGTTAATCTTCAGTCCCAGTTCTTGAATCAAGAGTTAGCCAGAGTCGGGTCCATTAGTGGTGATTTTGCCACTATAGACCTGTCGATGGCCTCTGACACCCTCGCTTTCAATACCGTAGCCTGGCTTTTTCCTCTGCCATGGTTCCGGTACTTGAATGCTGTGAGATCTTCGAGATCTCGGGGTGCTATCGAAACCGAGTATGCTAAGTTCTCCAGTATGGGGAACGGTTGCACATTTGGCATCGAGACTCTTGTATTCGCTACAGCAGCCCGTGCGGTTGGCTCCAAAAAGTACGCAGTCTACGGCGATGATATCGTCATAGAGAGTGAACTCGTAGGTTCCTTCCGCAAGCTCTGCACCTTCTTAGGTTTCGTCTTCAATACCGATAAAACGCACACCACGGGTCCCTTTCGGGAATCGTGCGGCGCAAATTGGTTCCAAGGTGTTGACGTCACGCCCGTTTTCGTGCGTGAAATAGACCAGCGTAAAGCTGTTCTGTGTCATCTGGTCAATAGCTTAATTGCTATAACCTACCCTGGAGAGGAGCTCTGGGAATATCTTCAAAACTTCGTTAGAAGTGAGAAGTTACCCTTTACTCCGCATTGTGACGCTACGACCTCGGGTGTGTGGGTTTGTCCCTCACATCCCAAGGCGAGAAGGTTACTGCGATCGAAATTCGGCATGAGCATGACGAAGAGATACATTCCTGTATCCCCTAGCCGTGAAAATGTCGATAGCCGTTCTCTCTTCCTTTGGTATCTTGATACCTTAAAACGGGAGGAGAGTCCGTCATTCCGTAGTCTGAC